GAACCAATAGAAGAAGTGATAAAAAAAGAAGAAGAACCACTGGAAGAAGTAGCAATGGTTGAAGAAGAAGAAACACTACAACAAGAGACTATTGAAGAGACTAAAGATGAACAAGTTGAAGAACAACCCAGTAGCGAAAGCCCTATTGCAGACGAGCAGGAGGAGACAGCAGATGTTACCGAACAAGAAGAAACAAACGAGGAGTCAACTGAACTCGCAGTTGTTGAAGGAAGCCCAACTGAAGAATCAGATTCTGTCGGAGAAACTATCTCAGACGAACCAGAAACTAACGGAGAGTTGGAAACTGCTTTAGATATTAAAATTGCAGCATTAGAAAAAGTTATTAAAAATAAGATTTCAAATGAAATGCAAAGAGTTAGTATAACTTTAGATGTTATTAATGAAATAGTTTCTAAAGAAATGATATCAAAAGAAGCTGACATATCTAGTTACTTTAATATGAATGTTGGTTTATTTGATACAAGACAACTACCTAGTGGTAATATGGATTTTTTTAATGGACATATAAATCTAGCTAGTTATAATAAAGATATTTATAGTACACAACCATCTTTAGCAAGTACAGACCCAGTTACACAACATGAGATTAAACTTATAAAAGCTAAAGATAATACATTAAAAGCATATTTAAAATTTAAGGAGTTACTTAATGCAAGGAATGGTATCTAAACTACAAACGATTGGAATGCTTATCGCTTTAATTTCTACAATTGGCGGAGGATTTTATGCCTATGGTGTTTTCTCAAACCGCCTAGATGTAGTTGAAAAGAACGTGATTAAAATAGAAAAGAAAAAATTTACTATTAATGAAACAGTAGACTTAACAGATGTTTATTCTGATATAAAAGAAATTAATAATAAAGTTAATAAAGATATAAAAGAACTTAATATTAAAATTAATAAAGATATAAAAGAACTTGGTATTAGTTTAATTAATCAAATAGATAATATGAATATAAAAATTCATGAATCAATGAGAAATATTGAAGAAACTAAAGCAGATATTAAAATTAATAATGCAGGTATTTCTTATGTTGAAGCACTAATACAGGAATTAAAAGTACAATCGAATAATCCTCTACTACAATAGTTAATAATAACTATTGACAATTCTTATATAACATGGTATAATATATTTATGGTAAAAAAAGAAGAAGAGTTATTGGAGAAACAACTTGAGTTTGATTTTAATCAGCTTAAGGAAAAAAAAGAAAAACAAAGAAAAGAAAAATTTAATTTACCAGAACACCCTCTGGATAATTTACTAAAGGATAAATAATTATGGAAGAAGAAAACGTAAACATACAAGAGCAGTTGGTAGCACAAGAAGAGCAACCAACAGAGCAACCAGCTATATCTATCCCTGGAATGGGTGGTCAGATAGACCCTTTTGATGCTCCTACACCTGGAGAAAGTTTAACTAAAAATCCTGAAGAAAAATATCCTTGGGAAAGACCTGCTCAATATACTGATACTAGAGAATTTATGGAAGATTTATATTTACAATTAACTGAAGAAGAAACTTATATTGATTTACTTGGTTCTCTTTTAAGAAAAACTCCTATAGATGAAATGACTCAAATGATTCTTCATACATCAATGACTAAAGGTAAAATAAATCCTGATATGGTATTAATGTTGATTGAACCTGTTATGTATCTTTTAATTGCAATAGCAGAACAAGCAGAAATAGAACCAGTTATTTATGAGGGTGAAGATGCTGATGTTATGTCTGAAGAAAATGAACAAATGTATTTAGATGAATCTAAAAAATTAAAAGATATGAAACCAAAAGAAATTAAAAAATCTAGTGTTGAACCTTCATTACTTGCAAAAGTAAAAGAGCTGCCTACAGCACAAGAAGTAAATATAACTGACCAAGAAATAGAAGAGGAGTTAGTATAATGGGACTTGATTTATTAAAACTTGCTGGTACGTTTGCCAAAGATGACCAAGCTACTAAAGCAAAAAAAATAGAAGAGCGTGGTAAAGAACTAGCTGAACGTAAAGCACTTGATTTAGAAATTGCTAAAAATAAATGGAGTCTTGATGAAGCTAGATATCAGAGAAACTTCGATGAGTGGTTGGAAAAAGAAAAGAAAATTGATACTATTATGTCTTCTGCAGGTTATGTGCTTGATAAAGATGGTCAAACTGTAAAAAAAGGTAGTATAAGTATTAATACACTTGCTACTTTCTTAGCTGGACTAGATGGTGTATCCTTTACTGGATTAACTACATCTGAGAAAGCAGACCAACTTAACTTATATAAATCTCAGATTATTGGTTATGATAAAGATGGTCAAGTAGTTGGTGATTTAAATAGTGCTGCAACTTTTGCATTTAAAAATAACCCATTACCTAAACAAGTTCATTGGGGTGATAGTTATTTTGACCATAGTAAATATGAGAAGGCTCAAGACGATATTGAAACAGGTACTAAAGGAGACTGGACTAATGTTATTCGTGGTGGTGAAACAGATAAAGGTGATGTAATGGCTGCTCTTGAAAGTCATTTAGAGATAGGTAATGATAATCTTAGAAAAGATATGTCTACTTTATTTAATGTTGCTGAAACTAAAAATGTTAATGCTGAACCTAATGCAATAGTTCCATTGGCTTCTTCTGGGACAGCTACAAGTATGTGGGATGGTACAGTAATTAATTTAAATTTACCTACAAACTATCCAGAGACATATACAGACACTGCGAATTCAACAGCTCATAAATCCAATTTTAAAATAATTAATGATAGATATGTAGTCGGTACTAAGCAGCATACCACAGCATTTGAGAAAATGACAAATGCTGCTCTCTTAGCAAATATTTCAGGTATTAATATAGAGATGTTAGGTGAATGGGATGCCCAAGGAAGAATTAGTAATATAAAATCAGAAGCTATTTTTCTAGTTAATGAAGGGAATGAGTTACAAGATGATGTTGTAACAGCTCTTTATCATCATGCTGCGTGGGGAGAAGGTGGTAATACTACTACTAATAGTCAAGGTGAAGTCTCAAAGATGTTTAATGAAGAAGTAGCTAAAAGAACAATCCAAGTAGATACAAAAGAGTGGAAAGACAAAGTTCTTGCAGTTTTCTTTGCGGCAGAGAATCCTATAAGAGGAACTTATATAATAAATACTGATGTTTTACCTTTATGGGAACCTTTACCAGAAGAAGTTAATCATCTCGACACAGGTGATAAAGTTAATACTATGGAGTATATATCATCAATAATAGATAGCACAGTAAAAGAATATGCTGTAAAAAATAGTAATGAAACTATGGGTTCTATATCTCATATAATAGATGCAGAAGTATTTAAAATATTAAATCAAGATGCTACAGATTTAGAGATTAATACTGTAATAAATAGTTTAGTTGAAGTATCACCAGATAGAAATACGTATACTATAACTAGTGAAGATGGTAGTAAACAAGAAGATACTTTTGAAAATTTACGAACCATTTTAGAAGGTATGTCAGACGAAGACAAAGCTAAGATACCTAAAAATGTTATGAAAGAATATAAAGCGTGGGAAACATGGAGGCTAAATATAGAAACTCACGGACCAACAGAAGCAGGTGATACTACATCAGCTCCAAGAGTACCTGTTATAACACATGAACTAGGGGGTGAACCTACTACAGAAGAGAAAACTATACTTGACCAAATGCAAACGGATTTATCTACAACAACAGCAGGAGGAGCACCAGAAGTAGTTATTCCTGATTTAGCTACTATTACTTCTAAACCAAAATATGTTAAAGTAGACGGAGGTAAAGTAATACTTAATATTGATGGTGAAGAAAAAGCATATAGTCCAGGAGATACAATAATAGAACAAATAAATGAGTTTCCTATTTATCGAATTCATAGCGTTGGTGATATAAGACCTAATGCATATGGTTATAGCGGAGAAGGGAATGCTAGTGTAACAAGCGGAAATAGATTAGATACTCTTACTGAATTAAATGATAATAATTTATTAACAGATGAGTTTATAACACTCTTTAATGAAAGAGGAAGTGATATTGAAGATGAAAATAGTCATCCAGTTCATGGTCTAGATATTAGAATTAATCAATATAATAGAGATGATTTTTTCCAAGTTGGAATTGGTAAAAGATGGAATTTAAAAGACTCAATAACAACTAGAAATGGTACTACCTATACGCCAGAAATTTATGATTATACATTTACAGATAATTATGATAATGAACGTACAGAAAAAGCAATACGTTTTGTAAGACAAGTTGATAACACAGAATAATAATAATAAAAAATAATATGGATAATACTAATAGACCTTTCTATATGTCAGGAGGAGCTACTGAAGAATCTTTAACTAGTCCATCTATAGATGTTGAAGAATCTAACAATAGACCTTTCTATATGTCAGGAGGAGATACTGAAGAATCTTCAGCTAGTCCATCTATAGATGTTGAAGAATCTAACAATAGACCTTTCTATATGTTAGATGGTTCTTCTTCTCCTTCTACTACTACTACTACAATCACTCAACCAAATATAGATAAACCTTCTAATACTGAGTTAGCTCAATACGGAGCTTCTCTAGAAACTTATTTACTTGGTGATGTGATAAGAATAGGACAAGCTGCTTTTTCTTCTAAAACTTCTGAACAAATAGAGAAAGAAAGAATGGAAGCAATTTATGAAAAGTTTCCTTGGGCTAGAAGTGGGGAGTATGATAACGATGCTTATGTATGGGGTGGTCGTGGTTTAGTTATGGTAAGTGACCCATTGTATTTACTTATGCCTTGGGCAAGAGCCGCACAAGCAGGACGAGCTTACAAAGGATGGAAAAAATATACAGCAGCTGGTGGAGCTACTGCAGGTTTAGGAGCAGGAGTAGGTCTAGGAGCTTCTTCAATTCATATCGGAGCTAAAGAAGGAAGAATGCTTACAAAAAATGAAGCTTTGCTTGCAGGAACAGCAGGTGCAATACTATCTCCTATTGCTCTTGGAGTAACTGCTGGTATTTCTAAAGTAGCAGGTAAAGTTGCTCCTAATTTATTTAGTAAAGATAAAATTACTCAAGCAGGTGTAAAGAAATTACTAGCAGAAAATCAAATAAAAGGTTTAAATCTTAGTGCTAAACAATTAGCAGATATAAAAAATATAAGTAAGATACCAGCAGTACAAAAATTATTTAAAGAATTAATGGCTCAAGATAATAATTATGTAAAGTATGTTTTACCTAGAGAAAATATTATAAAATTAATTGATAAGTTTAAAGATAAACTTACTCCTAAAGAATACAAAAAAATATATGCTAAATTAAATGCAGCAGAAAAAAAACTTTTAAGTGTTAATAAAGTAAAAGACTTAAGTAAATTAAAAATAGAATATGGTCGTCAAGCAAAGAAGGCTATTGAAAATCAAGCTAAAGCTGAAAGTAGATATAATCTAGAAATAGTTAAACAAGTTCATGCTATTGGAGGTTTAAAATCTCAAATAGGCAGAGCACTTGCATATAACTTTACTAGACCTCTTGTGGGTGCAGGTATGGGTGCTGGAGTAGGTACTCTTTATGGAGAGACTGAAGAAGAATTTTATAACTACTTGCGTGGAGGATTGGCTCTTGGTTTTATGAGTAGAGGATTAAAATCTGGTGTTCTTAAAGGTATTCCTTTAAAAGAACAAGAAGGTTTTGCTAAACTTTTAAGTACTAATTATATACAAAATCTTCTAAGAAAAATAAATATAGGTTTATCTACTAGTACATCAACAAGATTATCTGCTAGAGGTGGTATTGTAGATGAATTTTCTACAATGATGTTCCCTAAATTTGATACAAGTGTAAGACTTAATTGGAAAGGTCAAGTCATAGAAGGACAAGGAGCTAGACTTACAGGATATTCTAACAATATTGAAAACTCTTCAATTACTGCAATGCAAAGGTGGTCTTCAGCTATCTTTGATGCAGAAGAAGGTGTTCTTAGAAATACTAGTCTTAAAACACAAGAGGAAGCTCTTCAGATTGTTCGAGGAGCAAAGGGAAAATTTTCAACTGAGGCTCAAGAGTTAGCTGTAAGAATAAAAGATTTCATGGGTAGTTTTAAATCTTACTTTAATCAAGTAGGTATTACAGAAACAGAAGTCATTGCAAATTATTTCCCTAGAAAAATTAATTTTAATTTAGTTAATTCAAGTACTGCAGAAACAAATGCTTTTATGAAAGCTATGTCACAGGTCTATATAAATATAACAAGAAATGCAAGTAAAAAAAATCCAGTAAGAGTAGGAACAAAATCTGATGGTACACCTATAGTTGTTACCTCTCCTATAAAAACAATTAGTGAAGGAAAAAAGTATGCTAAAAGTTATTTTAAAGGCCAAGCTAAAAACTTAGAAAAAAGTATTATTAGTTCAGCAGATGATGTAGGTACTCAGAAAATAATATTACCTCTCAGTGAGCATATTAATAAAGAAAGAATATTAACTGGTTCTTATGATGATGTAGAAAAAGTAATGGAGAAATGGTTAGTAAATGATGTAGGTCTTGTACTAAGTGATTTAGCTAGAACAAGTGTTAGGTCTGTTGAGTTTGCTAGAAAGTTTGGGCCTAATGCATCCTTATTAGGTACTTATTTTAAAAGATTAAATGAACAATACACAAAACAAGGTGGGGTTAAAAGTATAGATGACCTTAGTCCTCATCTTAAAAGAGAATTACAATATGATAAACAAGCAATAGTTGATGCTTCAAATGCATTTTTTAATAGGTATGGTCATAAAGCTTCTTCAACACAAAGAAATATAGTAGCTACTCTTTCTACTCTTGGTAACTTAACTATGATGGATAAGGTTACAATAGCTAACATTGGAGATTTAGTACAGCCTTTCCAAAATAGTAGACACTTTCTTTCTTGGATTCAAGGTATAAGAAGAACTAGTACTTTAACATCTAAAGAAAAAGGTGGAGCAGAAGCATTAGAATTAGTGAATGAGAAAATTGCTGTACAACTTCTAAAAGATTCAGCGATTGTTGGAGAGAGTACTTTAGGAACACCAACAAAATATGCTGACCTTCTTAGGAGGAGTAATCAGGGTTTTTTTAAATGGATTGGATTAGAAGGAATAACTAACTTATCTAGACGTTATGCTTTTAATGTTGGGATAGTTGATGGATTTAAAAGTGCTAGAGCTGTTGCTTTAAAGGTAAAACAAAGTGGTGGTACTTCTATAAAAGATTTAAAAAACGTAGATAAAGTATTCTTTGAGGATTTAAAACATTTAAGTAATCTTGGTATTAATAATTTTGATGATATACTTAGACTAGGTGCTTTTAAAAATTTAGATGATGCTCTAGCTGCTAATGAAACTAGAAGTATGCTTAATAAAATAGGTTTGAGAACTGCAGAGAGAGATGCTATTATTCCAACTGTAGGTAATAGATTATTATTTACTCAAACTAGAAATCCTTGGATAAGACTTATGGGACAGTTTAGTTCTTGGGCACAAGCAAAGTCCGCACAAACAAATGCTTTAATTGCAAAGGCAGAAAGTGGAGAACAGGCACAATTAATTAAAATGACTGCGGCTTTAGTTGGATATGGTGCTATAGCTAATCTAAGAGAATTTGCAAAGTATGGGGAAGTAAGAACTAATACATCTGACCAAGATGAGTGGTACTCCCAAGCACTTAATCTTTCTGGTAATCTTGGTTGGTTGCCTCATTTAGTTATTAATAAAGCAGTTGGGCCAGGTTCTCAAAATACATTAGATTTTTTCCCAGGAACAAACATAGCTACCAATATATTGAAAACATCTCAAGAGGCTTTACAGTATGGTGTTGGTGATAAAGATTCTTATGATGAGATGGTAAAAAGTTTTTATAAAACATTACCTCTTCCAACTATTAGAGCTATACTATATAGAATGGGACTTAAACGAGCTATTTATGAAGAGCCTTTTGATTGGAAAAAAGCTACTTCTCCATCAGAAAAAACAGCGGCTACCACTAGATTTAATAAAGGTGGGTACGTTAAAGAATTAACAGCAAGATTACAACAAAGGAATAATTAATATGACTTGGTCAACTAGAAAAACATTAGCAGAGTATGCACCTAAAAGAGGAATGGATGAGTTTTTTAGAGTAGGTAAGGACAGAGCTTATGGTGTTAGTAATCAAATGACTTCACCTCTTGGTAGATATTCAACAGGAAGTATGAGAGGTAATCCTAGATTTGATATCGTTGAGTACTTTGGTAGAACAGCTTTTGCTGAAGGGGATGTTGTTGATAAAGAAAAAGTGGATGCTGCAGTTATAATTCCTGTTTCTAGAAGAGAAGTAGTAAATAAGTTTTATGAAAATAATAACCCAGGTAGTATAAAAAGAGGTAAATTTGGTGGACAAACTTGGGGTGGTGAAACCTATGAAGGTAGTAAAACAGGTATTAAATATAGAAAGTATGATAGTCCAGAAGAAGGACTAGCAGATATACCTAATGTAATTCAAGATTATGAAACTAATGACATACAAAAGATTATGAAAAGATATGCATCTGATGATAAATCTGGAACAGTTTATAAACAATATGCTAAAGATATAGAAAGAGCTATTGGCTCAGACAAAATAGATTTTAGTAATGATGAACACGTTAAAAATTTAATGAAAGCTATAACAATTATTGAAAACAAAACTAATTCTGTTCCTCCTAATTTATACTACAAAGAAGAAGACTTTAATAAAGCTGTTAAAATATATCAAGAGATAAGAATAGAAGGCGAAGTCGCACCATTTAAAAAGAAAATAGAAAATATTAAAGTTAACAAAGATATGAAAAGACTTGGTTTTAGATATGGTGGACATCACGGAGACCCTGGAGGCACAGGTACTGGCGGACAAGGTCCAGCAGGTGGACAATCTTCTGGTGGAAATTATGGTGGTGGTAATACTAGTGGTAATGTAGGTAGTACTCGTGGTTCTGGTAATAATACTACTAGTGTAAGAGATAGTGGAATGGTTTCTACTTCTACTGGATATGGCCCACTAGGTGCAGGTGGAGAAGCACTAGGTCCTGATGGAAATCAAGGTGGCCCTCAAAAAAGTGATAAAAATAAATCTTTATTCGATACAGAATGGGGAGAATTATCATTAATGGACTTTGATTATGACCCAACATTAGATAAAACTATAGTTGATAAAACTCTAGATAAGTTTAATTCTCTTAAAAGTTTTGTTACTGTAGATGTAGATACTGACTATGGAGACTTATCAATTAGCCCAGATGTAGATGTAGATTCTGAATATGCTGGTGTCAAAGCAACTCTTAGTTTTGAAAAAGGTGGATTGCTAGACAAAAAAAGATTTAAGAAGGCTTAAGGTATAGCTTCTTAAAGACAACAAAAACAACAACAATAACTTGCTTAATGAAAGGAGTTAATTATGAATATACCTACAACAAGAGGTCTGGTATTTAATGCAGACCCATTTAAAAACTTAACAGTCGGCTTTGATTCTATCTTTGACCAACTGTCTTCAATGTCAAACTTTGAAGCACCGAGCTACCCACCTTACAATATTCGTAAGATTGGTAATGATGGTTATGAATTGGAAATGGCTTTAGCAGGATTCACTAAAGATGATATCGATGTTGAAGTTAAAGAAGATGTCTTAACTGTCTCAGCTTCTAAGGAGACTAAAGATAAGGAAGAAAGTTTCCTTCATAAAGGAATAGCCAAGAGAGCTTTCACTAGACGATGGACTCTTGCAGAACATCTTGAAGTAAAGGATGCAGAATTTAAAGATGGTATCCTTTTAGTTAAGATGAAACTTAATCTTCCTGAAGAAAAGAAGAGTAAAATAATTAAAATAAAATAACCTCGTGTTTGGGGCAGGAGGAATTTTTAGTGTATTCTAGGCGAAAAAAACGCTCTAGGATGCACGAGGATTAACAAATCGGAGGTGTCTAATACCATAGCACCCCTTAAAAAAGGAGAAAAAAATGGAAAAACTAACAGAAGTTAAAGAATGGTTTATGAACCTAAGTAATAAAAAGAAAATTGGTATTGCTTTTGCAATAGCAATTAT